CAGCCAATAACGGCAATTTGCTGCTTAAGAAAGGATCCTAAGCACGACCTACTCTAGGAGTAGGCCGCCCACCCTACTTTGTATCCGGTAACGCCATCACGAGCGACGATGAATTCACCGTCGGATCCGGATTGACGCAATCGAATACCGTAGACAGCTGAGGCTAGTTGGACATCTCGATCGAACTTTTTGAATCGAGGCCCGCGGAAGCGGGCAGGGCGATAAACCCTGATCCACCTAATCCCTGAGCTGCGCCAGCGGTAACTCCATCTCTCTTCGTGATCGTGTATAACGATATCGCCAAGGACTTGTGGTCCACGGCAACGTCGAATGTGAACTGGAAGGGTATCCAGTACACGAAACCAAGCACGACGAAGGCCAGCCCTGCGCGGAGAGTCTTTGGGAAAAGACTCAAGAACGCGGTTAAGACCGTTTGCCAGTGAGATAAAGTGTTGCGGTTCATGAGGTAACTCCTTTAAATAGTAGGCCCTTACGGGCTCACCGTCGAAGAAGTCGCCTCCGCAACTCTCTCGGAAAGCCCCCTCCGTGAAGGTCTTCGCCCTGTTAGGGGTAAAGCCACAGAATCGGAGGGCCGAGAGTACATCTTCGGAGAACTCGGAGGGAACGATTATGTCGTCCCCGTAGACGAATAGATCCACACCCGGTATTAATCGGGGGGCTACCGTCATACAGATCGCGGAAAAGACCGCGGTCTCGAGCTCGAAGGTGTAACCATTCCCCATGGATGAAAACTTTTCAAGTTTCACCCACTTCCCCAGAACCCTTGTGAAAGGTGATCTGAGGTCGTTGAGAGCGGAATGCCATCTCCGGGGTAGCGCGACCCTGACTAGGGCGTCGCACAAAGTATCGCTGGCTGATGAGAGATCGATTGTACAGAATCGAGCGTCGCGAGACGCATCGCAGGCAACCCGCCTGTGAACGTTCTGTCCGTCATCAAGGTCAATCCCCTGACGCTTCAGGCGCTGTCTCAAGTCCTGGCCGAGGCCAAGCTGATAAAACACATTCAGCGAAGGTTCTTTTCCACACGACCTACGAGAGGTCGCCGACTTCGGAACCGTGAAGAAATGGTTTCCCTTCACGAATCGAGGCTCATCACCTCTGCCGGCACAAGCCGTGGCCCATTTTGTCCCCGTCCAAGGGATCAAGTATGGCCAAGCAGAAGTAGTCAAAGTGGGAACAGAGGTCATTTTATCCGCGACGGTTACCCGTCGTGACCTGTCAGAGACGGTGGCACCTGGTCCAAATCGACCGATTGACTCGTGTCGAGGGCCGCTACCAATTAACGAAAGGAGATTTTTTCGAAGGTCCTCAAAAAATTTAAGGATCTCGTAGCGAACCGGAACGCCTAGAAGGGTCCCGAAATCGACTATCTCATTAATCCGCTTATTGGTTTTAAAGCACTCCTTTTCTGCCCACCACCATTTTTCAAGGGTGATGGCCTCAAGGTCAAGTTCCGTAAGCTCTGGGCAATCAAGTTTCCGAAGAAACTCAGTTGCACAGTTAGCAGCACGGTACTCTTCAGCAGAGGAGTAGAAGCCGGGGTCGCACTTCAAGGAGAAGAGCTGATCCCACTCGTTGTGTCTGATAAGCAAGCTTACCATCAACGAACGAGCACAGTCTAGCCCTTCCATATAGGATAGGGCTAAGCTACGCACCTCGGGCGTCATAGCACAAAGCCTTTCGTATAAGCCAGCCCGGGAGGGCCAGCAATTGTGAGTTAGCTCACGAAGCCGAGTAACCAGCCTTCACGCAGGCCACCACGAGGGTGGACTTGAGCAGGTTGGCGTATTGGCTTACGAACTCGTTAACGTCCGTCTGGGTCATCCCCTTGGGGAATTTCCAGTCGGTGCTAGCGGAGGCTTTGTTGACAACCGACGTCATGGACGTCGTGGTGTCAGTCGCGATCTGCGGGTACTGATAGGTACTTCGCAAACCACGAGCCGCGCCGCTGTCGGCCTCCTTCGACACGAGGCGGAGCTCGGGCTGGTGAGCCTGAGCCACGCCAACTGTCGTGGACTTCCAAACAGCCGCGGTGCCGTCGCCCGAAGAGGGCGCCTGTGCGGCGTACACGATGTCAGTGGTGCCATCGTTCTTCTTGACGGTGATGTCGGTAATTGCCGGCATAATCGGATATCTCCGGGAAAGGTAGTTAAACGGAACGCAGCCCCTGAAGGAGCAGCGAAATAGCCGTAGCGGCTCGTGTCGGGGATAAACCCGACCATCTACGGGGCACCAGGGTTACACCTGGAACGCCTAGCACTCTTTTGGCATGAATGCCATAGGTGCTTATATCATAGCCCACCGTGTAAGGACCGATAGGACTTGGCCGGTCTCTATAGAAACCTAACCATTCAGGAGTCTCAACTATATAGAAATAACTGGCCCGATCGAGCTGAATGCCCACCCAATCCGTAAACGAATTGAGGAAAGCACCAACTGGCACGAACCAATCTACTACAAAGCTGAATGGGACGAGTTCCCACGCGACACTAGCCGGGTTGATAAAACCCAGCTCGTTGGCCCGATACAAATTAGGGTTAGTTACGTTAACAATAGCCGATGCGGAAGCTCTTATGGAGCCACGCACCGTGCCACGCTGCCACAAAGTGGAAGTGTGGTTATTGTAATCGACCTTTATGTTGTATCTCTTTCCTCGCGCACGAACCGCCTTGTCGGCGATAGGTGATTGAAGAATCTCCACCGCGTTTCCGATGTCTTGAAGCATTGGATCCCACCCGAAGTGGAACTCCAGCCACAGATCACCGAAGGACTTTGCCGCAGTCTTCACAGACTTGGGACGCTGGACTCCTAAAAGAGCAGCGACGCGACGAAAGTCTCCGCGCTTCAGCGCCTTGACAGCAGAGAGGAGGTGCAAGGCACGCCTCTCAATCATGTCAAGAGATTGCTGACGCTCAGCGATGTTAGTAGCCATGTCGGCTGTGTCCTTAGCTTTATCACGAAATTTCTCGTATGTGCTGTTAAGCACGGAAGAGAGCTCCGTTGAAAAGTGAGAGGACACATCACGACCCCAAGCCAACTGCCATGGCCCCTTAAGGGCTTGGGCATTAGCCATTTGTCCAAAAGAGGACAATGGCGTGGCTTTGATTGCGGACAACGTATACCCTTGTATGCGCTCGTACGCCGCCGGTTGGTCATATGGCTTGACTTGCTTGGATTTATTTAGCTTTTGATAGCTAGATCCACGCCCGTCGATACCATTAAAAACCTCAGACGCCGAATAAGTGATTGGGAGCATACGATCTCTTTCGAGCAGGTTGTAACCCCTGGCCGGGCAATAAGGAAGAGCAGGTCGCTCTTTCGTCTCGCCAGGACGAAAAGGAACCCCGCGAGGGGTT